AAATATATTTGTGATCACATAAACTAGGCGACATTCTGTTTGTGATCACATCATAGTATGTCAGCTCTCAAGTTATAGTTGCCTAAGTTATTTTGTGATCACGTTTGAAATACTCGCAGACATTCAATATAGTTTAACATTAAACTAGTTTTTAACATTTAGTTTAACCTTAAACTATTTCCTCCCCTATTTAGTTTAATATTAAACCAGTTGTATATCCAGGATCACTTATATAAGTATATGCTAATATAAACAGTCTCTTATATACGAGGGGGGAGGCAGGGGCCGTAGGGGGATAGCCAGTACGTATATATGACCAATGACAGAGAGGGGTATTTTAGGGTTGTTAACCAGTTTTTACGATTAGTGGTTAACAGGGGGTCAAGCCGTGGGGTATACCTGTAGCATACATGTGACACATTGTCCTACTATTGAACTTTTTCCTTGTTTATATCTTGTGGCGGGTATAACTATTGGTATATACTTAAGGTAATACTGTTAGTTTCTATTCCTTTTATCTTATTACTTATGATTACTATAAGTAATACTAACAGTAATAACTTAAGTTATAACTTAAAGTACCTCTAATCTTCTTTTGTTGTCTTTTTCGTAGAAAAAATAAAAGACTCAGGTTGACTTTAGCCTTACTTTAAGTACAACTACCTCACATAAGAACAACAAAAATGATTAATAAGAGAATAAAGTACTTTGAGTCTGACTCAGTACTAGAAGAATTCTACTCAGCACTAGCAGATGGTAATGACAAACGGATCAGAAGGGTACATATCCCTCGTTCTGATGTCTTTTATGTCCGTAGGGCTTACTACGAACACTCAGGAAGCTGGGAATCCTTAGACAGAATAGAAAGATCTATGTATCTTGAGGGTATGTTACGTAAACAGGACGTACTAGACCCTGACCGTACAAGAGATTGGGAACAAGACTATGGCTCAGACTGTGCTTGATGACTGGAAAGTACTCCCACGGCTAATGATGCTGGCAGTTACTGTCCTGACGTACCAGGCAGTGCATTGGTTCATGGGACTACCTGACCCCAGTGTGGCCCAGAGTGGCCTTGTATCGGTCTGTATGGGAGCTTTAACTGGGTGCTTCGGCATATGGATGGGGAAAGAGTCTAAAACGACTGTGACACCCACTAAAATCGTTCACGAAGAGAAGTACAGCAAATGATTGGTCAGATTATAGGAGCAGTAGGTGGACTAGCCTCATCTTACCTCGATGGTAAGGTAGCAGTGCAGAAAGCTAATGCTGAGATCCGTGTTAAGCAAGCCACTGGTGAGCTTGACTGGGACATTGCTGCAATGAACAGCACTCAGAACAGCTGGAAAGACGAGTGGATTACTCTACTTTTCTCTATTCCCCTTATTCTAGCCTTCTGTGGGGAATGGGGTAATGAAATTGTACAGGCTGGCTTCACAGCTCTGGAAACAATGCCGACATGGTACCAGTACTCTTTAGGTGGTATCGTCAGTGCAAGCATTGGTATGAGATCAGTATCTAAATTCTTTACAGGGAAGAAATAATGTCCTTTAAATTATCAAATCGTAGTCTTGCTAAGATGGAAGGCGTAGACGAAAGCCTAGTTGCTGTAGTTAAACGTGCTATCGAGCTTACCAAAGTAGACTTCGGAGTAATCTATGGTTTGAGAACAGTAGAAGAGCAAGAGAAGCTTGTAGCTGCTGGTAAATCCCAGACTATGAAATCCAAACACCTGGAAGGTAGAGCCGTAGACCTCATGGCCTATGTGGATGGTAAGGGCGTATGGGAACTGAATGTCTATGATGATCTCTGTGATGCAATGAAAGAGGCAGCACGAGAACTTGGTGTAGCAATCAAGTGGGGTGCAGCCTGGTCTGAAGGTGACATTCGTACTTATGAAGGAACTGCTGAAGATGCAATGATGGCCTACGTAGATTTACGTAGAAGCCAAGGGCGTAGACCCTTCATTGATGGCCCACATTTCGAGTTGATGTAGTTATGAGCATGAATCAGATGATAGGTGTAGTGGCTTTAGGTCTTCTAAGCTGGGGTAGTCTCCAGCTTTACCAGATGAATGCTAATATGACTCTCGTGACTTATAAAGTCGAAGAGAACTACAAGATGATAAAGCCTATGTGGCAAGACTTTCTGATTCGTAGTGGTAGAGTGGCTGGAAACTGATGGAAAACTTAAAGTTACCTGTAGCCCTCGTGATTGCTATGGCTGCACAGCTTGCAGCAGGCGTATGGTGGGTATCCCAACAGGCAGCTATTATTTCTAACCTAGAAGAAACAGTAAGTCAGCTAGGTTCACGTATGGCTATTGAAGACAACGTAAACCTTAAACGTGATGTCGCAGGTAATGGTGTAGAAATACAGTACGTATGGGCTGATATAGAAGAGTTATGGGAAGAGTTAGATGCTTTAACTCGTACCATCTCAGGTATTACTGCATTACAGCAACGTGTAGCTCTTATAGAGAATGAGCTTAAGTATATAAACCGTGACCACAACTCTATTATAGGTCCAATGGAGAAATAGATTTGTTGTGTGTGTTGGCCTTTGTTTCATTCGGTCACGCATGGACTGTAAGTGGAAATAGGTTGTTTCAGTATTGTTACTACGACTGCGGCTTACCTAAGAATGGTTTGTTTTACGATAGGGTGTACAGAGTAAGTCACAACTATGTATGCCCAGTAGAGGTTAAGTTCAAATGATTGATCCATTTACAGCTATGGCTGCAGCTACTACAGCTTACAATGGTATCAAGAAAGCTGTAGCTGTAGGTCGTGAGATTAGTGCTATGACGGGTGCAGTCTCTCAGTGGTCTAAGGCTGTAAGTGACCTAGACTTCCTAGAGGACAAAGCTAAGAACCCTCCTATGTACAAGATGTTTGGTGACAACCAATCTAATGCGTTGGAGATATGGTCGCAGAAGCAGAAGCTCAAGGAGATGCGTGAAGAGCTTAAGGCACACATCTCTTGGACGTATGGCCCCAGTGCTTGGGACGAAATAGTACGTATAGAAGCACAGCAACGTAAAGAACAACGTGAACTAGTCTATAAGAAGCAAGAGTTCATAGATACATGTATTAATTGGGCTGTAGGTCTTGCAGTGTTACTAGCAGGTGCAGGTGCTTTAATAATAGGGATGTACTTCCTAGGCGTTAAACAAGGTAAGTGGTAATGACAACCCGAAACTATAAAAAAGAACGTGCTCAGCAGTTAAATTCTCCTAAGTCTAACTTAGCAGCTAACGCCTCCCGTAAAGCTGCAAGACGTATTATGGAGAAGAAGGGTGCCGTTAAGAAGAATGATGGTAAAGATGTAGACCATAAGAACGGTAATGCTAAGGATAATTCTAAGAAGAATTTACGAGTGTCTACTAAGAAGGCTAATCGTAGCTTTCCTCGTAACAGTAAGGCAGGCAGGGCGTAATGGCTATCGAGTACAGAGGAGAGAAGTTTGCAGGTTACAACAAGCCCAAACGTACCCCTAAGCACCCGTCAAAGTCTCACGCAGTCCTTGCCAAAGAAGGTGAAACCATTAAGCTCATCCGGTTCGGTGAACAGGGAGCCTCAACCGCAGGTAAGCCCAAGGCTGGTGAATCTGATCGCATGAAGAAGAAACGTGCAAGCTTCAAGGCTAGACACGGTAAGAATATCAAGAAAGGTAAGCTTTCTGCTGCTTACTGGGCTGATAAGGTAAAGTGGTAATGAAGAAATCTACAGTAAACTCAGCTAAGAATTACACTAAGCCGACTATGCGTAAGAACCTTGTAGCCACTGTTAAGGCAGGTGGAAAAGGTGGTAAACCTGGTCAGTGGTCAGCTCGTAAAGCACAGATGGTAGCAAAACAATACAAAGCCAAAGGTGGAGGATATAAGTCATGATGGGTTACTTGAAAAGATTAGCTAAAGCTATTATTAATCGTAGATGTAAATGTGGTTGTGATTGTTGTTAAATGGCCTTGTCTAAGTCTCAAAAAAGCTTGAAGAACTGGGGTAAAGAGAAGTGGGGCACCAAGTCAGGTAAACCCTCTACCCAAGGTGCAAAGGCTACTGGGGAAAGATATCTCCCTAAGAAAGCTAGAGCTGCTCTCTCACCAGCAGAATACGCAGCTACAAGTGCAGCAAAACGTAAAGGCACTAAAGCAGGTAAGCAGTTTGTTGCACAACCTAAGAAGATTGCGAGTAAAACAGCTAAGTATAGGACTACAAAATGATGAGCATTGGCTTAATGGTTGGGGAAGTACCTGAGGTAGACCCAAAGAACAAAGAACGTGCTGAGAAGTACTGGATGTACGGTGCAACCGCCAAAGAGCTTGCAGAAGCATGGGATAAGCCTGTTAAGGTAGCTGAGCTTAAGACCTGTGGCAATTGTGAGTATTTTGATAATCGTGCTCGTACTCTTAAATCTTTAAAGGCGAAGGCTGGGCTAGGTGCTTGCACTAAGTTCAATTTTTTATGTAGTCAAGAAAAGTCCTGTCAAGCTTGGGACACAACAGATATTGAGATTAGAGAAGAGGATTAAACCATGATGACTAAGAAACCAATGAATGCGGGTATGAAAGCCCTTAAGAAAGCAGCACCTAAAGTAGCTAAGAAAATGGGCTACAAAAAAGGTGGTATGTCTAAAACAGGTTACAGCAAAGGCGGCATGGCAAAATGCGGCGCATCTTATAAGGGTTAAAAACAATGCCAGCACCAGTAGTAGTTATGCTCGGGGCAACAGCTCTTCGGGTAGTATCAAAAAAAGTACTTGATCTCTTAGTTAAGAGAGGTGCTAAAAAGCTTACTAATAAACAAGTTAATAAGCTTAAAAGCCCTCCTAAAAATGTTACAGTTAGTAATGTAGCAAATGTTTTAAAACAGACAAGGGTTGCTAAACCATCAAATCCAAAACCTCCTCCAGGCGGTTCAAAACCACCAGCAGCAAGAGCTAACACTGCCCCTGCAGCCCCAAGAACTGCACCCAAGCCTCCAGCAAGTTCAAGTTCTGGTTCTAAGCCCAGAGTTCCCTCTACAACTGCAAGACCAAAGCCTGGAACAAATGTAACTAAGCCTAAGGCTCCTGGTTCAGGTAGTAAGAGTTCTGGTCCTAAACGTACGATGAAGGACATCACACCTAACAAGAATGCCCCTGGCCGTCCAAGTGGTGATCGTATTGTCGGTATGAACCCTAATGCTATGCGAGGCCCAAGTCTAAAACTCGGTACTCTCGACACAGCTACACCTGAGGTAGTAGTCTCTTCCTCTGACGATAAGAAGCCAGCAGCTAAGAAACCACCTTTGAAGAAGACCACCAAGAAAACAGCTGACGCAAACAAGAAGGCAGCAGAGACTAGGAAGAATGCTCCTACTCAGACTGCACCTAAAAAGTCACTTAGACCCAAGCAACGTCCTGCAGCAGGACCAGCTACTGACGAGTCATTCGGTAAAGCTTTTGCTAGAAACCGTAAAGCTGGTAAGGCTACTTTTAATTGGAAAGATAAGAAGTATACTACTCGTTTCAAAGAAGAGTCGATTGCAGAGCACAAGAAGAAGTTTGGTGTAGAGGGTAAGTACTAATCATGTTTAAACTTGAAGGTGACAGAGTTCTCAGCCCTCGTGGCGATGTCCTTGCAGAGAAGATCTATGGGGAGTGGCAGACTAAAGATGCTGATGTCCTAGACTTCTTGGCGGGTGAGGATAAACCAAAGAAGAAAACAAAACCTAAAGCTAAGGCTACTCCTGATCCTGTCCTTGAAAGAGCACGGGACGAGAATGGTCACTTCATTGCTGATGACCCAACTACTGAGGTTAATGAGGCTTGGGTAGTCAAGACTGCTAAGAAGGTGTTTAAGAAGTAATGTCATTCACTCAGCAAGGTAAACCTGCACGTATCAAGTCTGTTTATGGACACAATTCAGGTACGACTACAGAAGACGTGTATGTTTGCCCTGCTAATGCCGTGGCAGAAGTCACCTTTATACATGTTGTAAATGGAGGTAGCTCTACTAATACTGTTGAAGTAGAGTGGTATGTTGCAGCTGATAGCTACACTTCTCATTTCCTTAAAGGTAAAAGTATTAATGCTAGTGACTACGTTAGTTTCAATCAAATTGATCTAGTTCTGCAACCAGGTGATAAGATACAGGTAACACCTACATCTGCTGGGCATATTGACACTATTCTTACTGTAACAGAGACCTTTGTTCCAGTAGGGTAACGGGGTTGCATTATTGTCTGTAGTATGGTATAACTAAACTTATATAACTAGTCTCCGGTAGCTAAGCAAGCTACTTGTAAACCTAACGGAGACTAATATGTTTAAAGAATGGGCTAATGCCGCACTAAGATCAATTCAAGAAGGTCAACAAAGACGGGCAGATTTCTGGATTCTCCAGAATATGTCGAATAAAGAGTTACGTGATATAGGTATTTCACGTACTGAAATAAGGCGTACAGTTTATGGGACGAACACTAACTGAGAAACAGCAAGCATTCTTGAATGTTCTGTTTGAAGAAGCTAAGGGTGATCCGGTAAAAGCTAAGAAGCTTGCGGGTTACTCTGATGCTGTGTCTTCAACAAGTGTTGTCAACTCTTTGACTGACGAGATTGCTGATCTGACCAAGAAGTTTATTGCTCAGTCATCTACAAAGGCTGCTTACACAATGTTTAGTGTAATGGCTGACCCTACTGATCTAGGTGTCAAAGAGAAGATGATGGCTGCTAAAGACATTTTGGACAGAGCAGGATTTACTAAGACAGAGAAGGTAGAGGTTAAGTCATCAGAACCTCTCTTTATTCTACCTTCTAAGGACTCAGATGCCTAAGGTTAAGACTGCTAGGGCTTCTAAGAATACTTACCCAACTGACGTAGACTGGCAGGTACCACTCAGAGGAGAAAACGGTGAGTGGTATCCTATCATTCGGGTAGGAAGACATGTACCATTTGGGTACAAACAAGACGAAGAAGATATAGACCTACTAATACCTATCCCAGAAGAATTAGAACTTTTAGAAAAAGCAAAGTTATTCCTGAAAGATTACAGTCTAAGGCAAGTAGCCAAGTGGCTGAGTGATCAATCTGGCAGGTATATCTCACATGTAGGGTTAGACAAACGTGTCAGGATCGAAGAAAAGAGAAGACGTGCCTCTTCCAGCTACCGCAAGTATGCCAAAAGGTACCAAGAGGCGTCAAGGAAGGCGGAGAAAATCGAAAAGCAAAGACTCGGTGGTAGAGGTACCAAAAGAATCTTTGGTGACGGTTGGTCCGACACTGGAAGCACAGAAGAGTGAAGTTGAAGAAGTTCAGAGAGACATTATCTTTGAGCCTAATCCTGGTCCTCAGACCAGCTTCCTAGCCGCCACTGAACAAGAAGTATTGTACGGTGGCGCAGCTGGTGGCGGTAAGAGCTATAGCCTAATTGCTGACCCAGTACGTTACTTCAGTAACCCTCACGCCAGAATGCTTATTGTACGTAGAAGTACTGAAGAGCTAAGAGAACTTATATCTGTATCCAAACAGCTCTACCCAAGAGCTATCCCAGGTATTAAGTTTATGGAAAGAGATAAGACTTGGGTTGCCCCTAATGGGTCCACACTCTGGATGTCTTACCTTGACCGTGATGACGATGTTATGAGATACCAAGGCCAAGCCTTCAACTGGATTGGATTTGATGAATTAACTCAATGGCCTACACCCTATGCGTGGAACTACATGCGTTCACGGCTTCGGGCAACAAAGGCGAGTGGCCTACCTCTCTACATGAGAGCAACCTCAAACCCCGGCGGTCCTGGTCACCAATGGGTGAAAAAGACTTTCATTGACCCGAATACACCAAATAAAGCATTCTGGGCTACAGATGAGAATGGTGAAACGATCCGTTGGCCTGTTGGTCACAGCAGAGAAAACGAACCACTCTTTAAACGTAAGTTTATTCCAGCTACTTTATTTGATAACCCATACCTCTCAGAAGATGGTATGTACGAGGCAAACCTCCTATCCCTCCCTGAGCACCAAAGAAGACAGTTGCTTGAAGGTGATTGGGATATTAACGAAGGTGCAGCCTTTCCTGAGTTTAACCGTAGGGTTCACGTATCAGAGCCTTATGACATCCCAGCTAGTTGGGTTCGTTTCAGAGCATGTGACTACGGCTACAGCTCTTACACGGGTGTCCTATGGTTTGCAGTGGTTCCAGGGTCGGAACAGCTAGTTGTCTACAGAGAGCTATATGTATCTAAAATACTTGCGACAGACTTGGCTGACATGATCTTGGAGTTAGAGGAAGGGGAAAAGATCCGTTATGGTGTTCTTGACTCCTCCCTCTGGCACAATAGAGGGGACACTGGCCCCAGTCTAGCAGAACAAATGATTACTAAGGGTTGTCGTTGGAGACCAGCAGACAGATCCAGAGGTTCTCGTGTAGCAGGTAAGAACGAAATACACAGACGTTTGCAGATTGATGACTTTACAGAAGAACCAAGACTTGTTATATTTGATCATTGTAAGAATATTATTTCTCAGCTACCCTCCATCCCACTGGATAAGAAAAACCCTGAGGACGTAGACACACACTCAGAGGATCACTTGTACGATGCACTGAGGTACGGTGTTCAAACAAGACCAAGAAGCAATGTCTTTGACTTTGATCCAGCATCACAACGAACAGGCTTTCAAGCCTCTGATCCTACTTTTGGATATTAAGGAATAACCTATGGAAGAAGATGACATCTACGAATCAGACGAGCTTTACATTGATGAAGAGTCTTCGTCCTATGTTGAGGATTCCAAAGAAGGTGAGCAAGACCTTACAGTAGGTACAATCACTAGCTTTGTTCAGGAACGGTTTTCTAAAGCTGAGAAAGCACGTTACTCTGACGAACAAAGATGGATCAAAGGATACCAAAACTACCGTGGTATCTACGGACCAGACGTTCAGTTTACTTCTACTGAGAAGAGCAAGATCTTTGTTAAGGTGACAAAGACTAAGGTTCTTGCTGCTTACGGTCAGATTGTTGACGTTCTCTTTGGTTCTCACAAGTTTCCTATTTCTATCAATCCGACTACACTTCCTGACGGTGTGGCAGAGTCAGTACACTTTGAGTCCAACCCTGAGATCAAACAAGCTACAGGTGGTGGCCCAGATATTACTCCTGAAGACACGAAGCTGAGACCAGGTGAAACTGTTATTGATCTGAGTGAACGTTTAGGTGGTATGAAGTCTAAACTTGCACCTGTCATGGATGATCTTAGGGAAGGTGTTGGTACAACACCATCTCAGGTTAACTTTCACCCAGCTCTCGTAGCCTCTAAGAAAATGGAAAAGAAGATCCATGATCAGCTAGAAGAGTCTAACGCCAAGAAACAACTACGTACCACAGCCTTTGAGTGTGCCTTGTTTGGAACTGGTGTTATGAAGGGTCCATTTGCTCTTGATAAAGAGTACCCAAACTGGGACGATGACGGAACCTACAGCCCAGTCTTCAAGACTATTCCTCAAACGTCTTCTGTTTCTATCTGGAACTTCTACCCTGATCCAGATGCTAACAACATGGATGAAGCTGAGTACGTCATTGAACGTCACAAGATGTCTCGTTCTCAAATGAGAGCACTAAAGAGAAGACCCTTTTTCCGTTCTAACTCCATTGATACAGCAATCGACATGGGTGAGTCCTACACTAAAGAGTGGTGGGAACAGGTCATGGAAGATGCAGACCAAGAAACTAAGTCTGAAAGATTTAACGTTCTTGAGTTCTGGGGTTACGTTGATATTGACATCCTAGAGGATCACGACATTGAGATCCCGAAAGAGTTAAAGGATCAGGAACAACTTGCTGTCAACATTTGGATTTGTAACGGTCAAGTTCTACGTCTTGTGATGAACCCATTCACACCAGCCATCCTTCCCTACTACGCAGTTCCTTTTGAAGTAAACCCTTACTCTCTTTTCGGTATCGGTATTGCTGAGAACATGGATGACACCCAGACCCTTATGAACGGTTTCATGAGGATGTCGGTTGACAATGCTGCACTGTCTGGTAACTTGATTATTGAAGTAGACGAAACCAACCTCGTTCCAGGCCAAGATATGTCTATCTACCCAGGAAAAGTCTTTAGAAGACAAGGGGGTGCCCCAGGACAGAGTATCTTCGGCACCAAGTTCCCTAACGTGTCTAACGAGAATATGCAGATGTTTGACAAGGCTCGTGTCCTTGCTGATGAATCTACTGGTTTCCCATCCTTTGCTCACGGTCAAACAGGTGTCAGTGGTGTGGGTCGTACAGCCTCTGGTATCTCTATGCTTATGTCTGCTGCTAACGGATCTATTCGTACAGTGGTTAAAAACATTGATGACTATCTGCTGTCACCTTTGGGTAAAGCCTTCTTTAGCTTCAACATGCAGTTTGACTTCGATCCTGAGATCAAGGGTGACCTAGAAGTTAAGGCTGAGGGTACTCAGTCCTTGATGGCTAATGAAGTACGAAGCCAGAGACTGATGCAATTTTTGGGTGTCGTACAGAACCCAGCTCTTGCACCTTTTGCTAAAATGGATTATATTATCCGTGAGATTGCAAGCTCTATGGATCTTGATCCTGACAAGGTAGCAAACTCTATGACCGATGCAGCAATTCAGGCTGAGATCCTCAAAAAGTTCCAAGCTGAGAACCCTCCACCTCCAGCACCCCCTCAGGGCGGTCCTCAGGGTGCTCCAGCAGGGGTACAGGTTCAGGATACCCAAGGGTCCGGTGGAGGACAAATGGGCACAGGAACGGCTCCTACGCCCGGTGAGCCTGGTTTCTCAGCTAACACAGGACAAGGCCCAGCTCAGTAATGGATAATTTAAAACCTTTAGTGAACAACAAAGTTCTCTGGGAGTCCTTTCTTGCAGAGATTAACTTTAGACTCAATGAAGTACATAGACAGATGGAACAGGCAGCTGCTGTAGAAGATTTGTATAGACTACAGGGCCAAGCATCTTGTTTAAATAAACTTAAGTACCTCAGGGAAAAAGTAAATGGCTGACTTGAATAATCAAACTGAAGAAGCCCTAGGATGGGCAGCAGAAGGTAAAAAGCTTGCAGTAGATATCCCAGAGGTATCTCTCAGAGATGCTGCTACTTTTGTTGCTGAGATGACACCTATTATTGGTGATGCCTTGGCGGCTAAAGAGGTCTACGATGAACTTCAAAAGGATGAACCTAACTACTATTTAGCTGGTGCTCTAGGTGGTGCTGCTCTTGTAGGTCTAGTTCCTGGTTTAGGTGATGTTGCTGCTAAAGCTATTAAGAAGGGTGCCAGAGAAGTATTTGACGTAGCTAAACGTGTAGAAGTAGACCCTAATGCTATGTCTGCTTTTGGTGTAGGTGCAGTTAAGCTTAGACCTAATCAAGCAGATACCTTTGAAGAGGTTATGACCCCTGTTAAGATAAATAAAAAAGGTGTAAAGAAAACAGGAGAATCAATCTTACGTCCTACAGATGAGGTCTCAGGTAGGTTAGAACCCCGAATGAGTAGAGCAATGTTAGCAGAAACTGCTGGTAGTGTGATGCCTGGACCTGGTAAATTCTTTGACCCTTCTAGAAAGGGTTACAAGGGTGATAATTTTGTTGGTATGCTAAAAGATGCTGACATTGAGCTAGATCTTGAGTTTGGTAACTACATCATGATGGGTAAAGGTAAACCTCAGGATGTGTCTAATAAAACATTTGAGAACTTATTTGTATCTGCACGTCCATCACAAAAGAAAACAACATTTGGAAAAAACAATAAATCTGTAGCTCGTGCTAATCTTTATGATGGCCCTACCTTAACTATACAAGATATGAAGTCAAACTATAAATCTGCTACTGGCAATACGGGTATGGAGGTTCGTACAAACCTGCTTCAACCTGAAAGGTTTAGTATGGTAACAGATGAAGGTAAAAGATCTTTAGATCATCCTATTGTTGCTGTTCAAAGTATGAGTGGTAAGAAAGATCACTTCTACACTTTAGATACACAGTTTGTTGGTCCTGTCCGTATGGATAGACTTACCAAGAAAGTAAAACGTACAAATAAAGATACTGGAAAAGTTACAGAAGAAGTTCCACAACCTAACCTACGTCCTGCTACTGTTGGTGATATAAATCTAGGTGAACAGGTTGGGACTATCAAAGTTGGTAAAAAAGAGCACCCACTCTACGACTACATTGAAGTTGATGCAACAATGTCTGCACCAGAGGGTATGGGTAGTATCCAAAAGTTTAATCAAGGCGGGAAAGTAATGAAGAATCAGATGGAAATGGCCTTTATGGAAGAAGGTGGTATTGCAGACGATGGTATGCGTGTAGACCCTGTTTCAGGTAATGAAATCCCACCTGGTTCTATGGCTTCAGAGGTCCGTGATGATATCCCAGCTCAATTGTCTGAAGGCGAGTACGTAGTTCCTGCTGATGTTCTTAGATACTACGGTGTACGTTTCTTTGAAGATCTCAGAGCAGAAGCCAAGCAAGGCATGGCTCAAATGGAAGCTGATGGTCGTATTGGTGGTGAGCCTGTTCCTGTTGGAGGTCCACAAGAGGGTGGTCTTACTCCTGAAGATATGGCTGCACTTGAAGCTATGGGTCTGAATGTAGGTGGCTTTATTCCACAAGAACCAGCCCCTAGGGCTCTAGGTAATACTACAAGCCCTATGCCTCAAATGGCTAGGGGGTACGATGAAGGGGGTCTAGAAGCCCGTAGATCACTATCAACACCTACCTTTACACGACAATCTTTGCAACAACAATTTCCTCTAGGTTTTTCTATATTCGGAAACAATACCCAACAAAACACTACCACTTCCCCGAAAGTAGAGACTGTTACACTTTACGGACCAGATGGAGCAATGAGAACTTTGACCCTTCCTGCTGAACAAGCAGAGTATGATCGTTTGATCTCAGAAGGGTACACCCTTGAAAACTCTAACAGCTTGACTACTGAAACAAGTGTTGGACAACAAAATGATGGTGGTGGCAGTGGTCCAGTAGACACTACAAAACCTGGTAAGCCTTACGGTGAGATGGACGGAGCTGAGTTACAGCAAGCTTTTTCAGACAACGAAAGAGCACGTAGTGTCCTGACAGCTATGGGTCTTATCAATCCTGTCTTTGGCGTTGTAGGTAGAGGTGCTACAAATATGGCTGAGAAACAAATTCTAGAGGCTATGGAGAAAAAGGGAGTCAAACCACCAGTATCTACTCAAGAAGGTGGCATTCTCACTAATATTTTTGATACAGTCAAAAGTTTCTTTGGAGGCGACAAGGATGAAGGTAAAACTGTTACTTCTACACCTAAGTCACCTACAACTACTACTCCACCTACAGCTCCTACTGTAGTTACTGGTGGCGGTGATGACAATGATGATCCTGTTTATGGCGGCAGTGTTGGTGACAATGCAACAGCAGCACAGCAAGCATCACAAGACGTTATTACCACAGTTACAAAGGATAAAAGTGGAAATGTTGATGGGGTGTATACAACAGGTGGTACTGAAGAACAGCAACAAACAATGAAAGATTACGTCACATCTGCATCAGCAGGTAATAAAGGTGGCTTGATGAATAAGAAAGCACTAAATAAAAAAGCTAATAAAAATAAGAAGTAAGACTACCATAAAATAATAAGGCTACCCAGCAATAGTGCTGGCCCCAACATAAGGAAAATAATATGGCTAATATGACAACAATGGAATCTCCTAAGTCTGCAGGTTTCGTTCAACGAGGTTCTAACTACTCTCGTAAACAGAAGAGACTGGAGCAGGAAGAAGCAGAGATTGCTCGTCTTGAGGCAGAAGCTCGTGGTGAAGAAGTTACTGAAAGTGAACCCAGTGGCGAAGATACTGAGGACACCTCGGTACAGGCCGTTGACGATACCCAACAAGAAGAAACCCAAGAGGCATCCGAAACACAAGAAGATGACTCTGACCTGAGTGCTGAGGAGAAATCCTTTAAGAAACGTTACGGTGACTTGCGTAGACATATGCAAGAGAAAGAGAAAGAGTTCAACGATAAGTTAGAGGCTCTCTCCAATACTGAAAAACGAGCTAGTATCGTACCTCCTAAGTCTGATGAAGACATTGAGGCTTGGTCTAAAGCATATCCAGATGTAGCAGGTATTGTAGAAACAATCGCAGCTAAGAAGGCTAGAGAACTATTTAGTAAAGCTGAGTCACGTTTGTCAGAACTAGATGAAGCTCACAATGAAGCTCTACGGATAAAGGCTGAGAACCAGATCCGTAAGACACATGATGACTTCGATGAATTAAGATCTTCAGATATCTTCCACAGTTGGGCTGACGAACAGCCTAAATGGGTTAAGGATGCTCTGTATGAAAACATGGATGACCCTGCGTCTGTTATTCGTGTAATTGATCTTTATAAAGTTGATAATGGTATGACCCCCGCAGCTAAGAGACAATCTAAGAAGTCTGCGGCATCTACTGTTACCAAAGGATCTCGTACTTCTATTGATGCAAAAGGGCTACAAGGGCAGATTAAAGAGTCTGACGTAGCCAAGATGTCTACACAGGAGTTTGAGAAACGTCAGGACGAAATTACTGAAGCAATGCGCAAAGGTAAGTTTGTCTATGATATGTCTGGCGGTGCCAGATAAACTATTGACACAGACAAAGTGTTCAATATAACTACTCGTATCTTGTATAGAGCCTCCCTAGTGGACTACCTCTATTGATACTTTTCCCTTTAAAAAGTCTAAACTATAAAGAACCACCTGTTCAAGTATAGGCCCAAGTAGTAATCGGTTGCGCAACTGATACATTACTTGCACCCTAGAAAAGTAACAGCCTCTTTAAGGTGTTTAGCTTTTATTCAAAAAGCCAACATCATGGAGGATTTCACATGGCTTTCGCATCCGCAGGGGGTTACACCAACCTCCCCAATGGCAACTTTTCAAGTGTCATTTATTCTAAGAAGACACAGCTGGCGTTCCGCAAGAGCACAGTTGTAGGCGACATCACTAACTCTGATTATTTTGGTGAGATTGCCAACCAAGGCGACACTGTCAAAATTATTAAAGAGCCAGAAGTGAGTGTATCTGCTTATGCACGTGGTACAACCATTGCTGCACAAGATTTGACAGATGCCGACTTCTCGTTAGTTGTTGATAAAGCTAACTATTTTGCTTTCAAGATGGACGATATTGAGGAAGCACATTCACACGTGAATTTCATTGATCTTGCTACCAACCGTGCGGCTTTCCGTTTGGCTGACCAGCATGACCAAGAAGTTCTGGGTTACTTGACAGGCTATAAGCAGTCTGCTCTTCACGGTAACGCAGACACAGTGAATGACACTGTTAACGGCACCAAAGCTGACACAACAGCTGGTTCTGACGAACTCTTGGCGGTAAATAAACTGTCCCGTCCAGACTTCGGCAATATCACAACTGCTGGTGTAGCTGGTGACTCGATCCCAGTTGCTGCTCGTCTTCCAGGTGCAACAGCACTTCCAACAGCATACGTATCTCCAACAATGTTGATTGCACGTATGGGTCGTTTGCTTGACCAGAAGTCTGTTGACAAAGACGGTAGATGGGTGGTAATTGACCCGGTATTGATGGAAATCTTGATGGACGAAGATTCACGTTTCTTGAATTCTGACTTCGGTGATTCAGGTGCCCTTCGTAACGGTCTGGTTATCAACAACTGGAATGGCTTCCGTGTTTATGTATCTAACAACTTGCCTTCTATTGGTACTGGTGCAGATACAACAGGCACAGCCGCCCAAAGCACTAACTTTGGTGCTATCGTAGCTGGTCATGACTCCGCAGTTGCTACTGCTGAGCAGATCAACAAAACAGAAACATACCGTGACCCAGACAGCTTTGCTGATATCGTCCGTGGTATGCATCTGTACGGGAGAAAAATCCTGAGACCAGAAGCCCTTGTAACAGCACGTTACAACTTGGCCTAGGTCTACAGAACCTGTCGGGCTGGTCTCTTAGAGGCTGGCCCTTCAGCTTACCTATTTTTAGGATACAGATATGACAACTTACGTTTCTTTAGTTAATGAATTGCTTCGCAGACTAAACGAAGTCACCTTGGACACTGAGGGTGCTGGCTTTGATACTGCACGTAACGTACAAGCTCTTGCTAAAGACTCTATCAATAACTCTATCAGAAGTATTCTTCAGACAGGCCAAGAGTGGCCCTTCCTCAGAGTTACTTACACACAGCCTTTAACAGCAGGTGTGAACACTTATTCCTTTCCTTCTAATTATTCTAGTGCTGACTGGGAAACTTTTTATCTTAAGAAGTCCACTTCACTAAACAACTCCCCTAGTTTTTTACCAACTATTCCGTATGACGAATACATCCAAAAGTATCGTGAGTCAGACGACACCAGTAACTCTGCAGGTTCGGCAGCACCTCGTGTAGTGTTCCAAACAAACCAAGAAAAGTTTGGTGTTTCTCCTATCCCTGATGCAGCTTACGAAGTTGAGTATTCTTACTGGTCTTTCCCAGCTGATTTGACGTTGTACAACGATGTCTCAGTTATCCCAAACAGATTTAAGAGTGTCATTATTGACGGTGCTATGATGTACATGATGCGGTTCAGATCAAATGAACAAAGTGCATCAATTCACCAACAGAACTTCCAAGATGGTATCAAGACAATGCGTAGGGTTCTCATTGATGAACACCTCCAAATTCGTTCTACTGTTCTAGTAGGTGGTTCTGGTTCTAGTGTAACCCTTGGAAGAGTTACGTAATGGCAGACAACCTAGGTTCCTTTAAGGTATTTTCACAGGGTGGTTTAAACCTTAACAGGGACGTTTTGTCTCAAGGTGAGTTGCAACCTGGTTCTGCTATCTCTCTCCTTAACTACGAGCCTGCTACGACAGGTGGTTATAGACGTGTGAGTGGTTACACTAACGACTACGGTGTAGTTCCAGGAGACAGTTCTGGTGGTGTTCTAGGTGTAACAGTAGCTGCTGGTATCAACGATGGCATTCTTGCTGCACGTAAGCCTTCTGTAGGAAGTAACTACCTACACCACTGGGATACAGCAACAAGTTCTTGGGTGGCGGTAACCACTGCTGGATCTCCTACAATGACGGGTGTGTCTAAGGTACGGTTCACTCGATTTAACTGGGGATCTCCAAAGGTTATTCTAACAGACGGTGTTAACCCTGCAGCCACATATGATGGCACAACTTACACCCAGATTACACATGCTAATGCTCCTACAGACCCTAAGTTTGCTGCAGTATTTAAGAACCACATGTGGCTTGTAGGTGATCCTGCTGAACCTCATAATGTTTATTTTAGTGCACCTACAGACGAAACCAAGTGGTCACCTGCAGATGGTGCTGGTGTAATTAACGTAGGTTTTCCGGTTGTATCAATAAAACCGTTTCGTGATTCCTTGTTTGTATTTGGTACAAATAATATTAAAAGGATCGTAGGAAACAACATCTCAGACTGGGCTGTACAGCACGTAACAGATGACCTTGGATGCCTAGCCTCAGACAGTGTTATTGAGATTGGTGGTGACCTAATCTTCTTATCACAAGATGGCATCAGACCTATCTCAGGTACGGACAAGATTGGTGACGTTAACTTGGAAACACTAACCAAGAACATCCAATCTTTTATTTCTGACGTTGTATTTAATAACAATCTCGATGCTGTCTCTTCTGTAATTATTAGAAGTAAATCACAATTTAGATTATTCTATAATGTAGAGAATGGAAATGCACTTCTTGGTGGCCTACGTATGGGGCAGGAGGGCGGAATTGGCTTTGAATTTGGACAGATGATCGGGATTGAAGCCACTTGTGCTGACAGTGGGTACATTGACAAAGAAGAGTACGTAATACACGGTGACTCCAGTGGTAAAGTCCACAGGCAGGAATCAGGTAACAGCTTTGGTGGGGAAAACATCGTAAGTCTTTACCAGACACCATTTTTGCACATGCAAGATCCAGAGCAACGTAAAATAATTCATACCGTTGCTACGTATTTAAGGTCAGAAGGCGACAATGAAATTGTAATGTCAGTCGTTTTTGATTACGATGACAATACTATTCTTAATCCTTCTAACTACACACTGACCACAGAAGGTGCTGCTGCTTACTATAATGAGGCTGTCTTTAACGACTCTTCTAATATTTGGAGTGGCAACCCATCCCCCGTTCAAAGGGTCAATGTTTCAGGTTCGGGAAAATCAGTATCTTTTAGATACGTAACAAACGACACAAATGCGTCACACAGTGTTCAAGGACTTGTTGTGACATTCGGAGTAGGGGACAGACTTTAAATGGCAGGTTATACAAGACAGAGTGTTGCCGATATTGTTTCTGGTCAGGTTATTAAAGCTGAACCAATTAACAATGAACTCAACCAATTACTAGCAGCTTTTGCTGCTTCTTCAGGCCACAAGCATGATGGAAGCACAGGTCAGGGTGGTTACATTCCCCTCATTGGTGATGTGGATGCCTTAAACAAAGTTGTTGTAGACACAACTAACAACAGAGTTGGTTTCTTCTCTGAGGTTGGTGGTGTTGCTACTGAACAAATTCGTATTCAGGATGGTGCTTTAGTTCCTGTAGTAGACAACGACATTGATCTAGGTTCTGCAAGTGCTGAGTTTAAAGATCTGTACATTGACGGTGTTGGATACATTGACACCTTGGCTGTTCATGAGAATGCTACAGTCACAGGTAACCTAACAGTAAACGGCAATACTACACTAGGTAGTGATGCCACTGATACAGTAACTGTAAATGCTGATGTTGCCTCAAACCTTATTCCCTCTGTTGACGGTACCTACAATCTTGGTGCTTCTGGTAGTGAGTGGCAAGACTTATACATTGACGGTACCGCAAACATTGACAGCCTTGTAGCAGACACAGCTGACATTAATGCAGGTACAATCGACAACACTGTTATTGGTGGTACAACCCCTGTTGCTGCTAACTTTACAACAATGGGTGCTTCAGGTAACTCTACTGTTGGTGGAACCTTTGGTGTAACAGGTAACACAACTCTCTCAGGTACACTAGGTGTTACTGGTGTGTCTACCTTCTCAGACACAGTTAATGTTCCAAACCTGTCTGGTACAGGTACAGCAACACTAGCTACGGTAGATATTAATGCAGGTAATATTGATGGCACTGTTATCGGTGCTTCTACTGCTGCTGCTGGCAGCTTTACTACAGTTAGTACGTCAGGACAAGGTACTTTTGCTACAGTCGATGTCAATGGGGGCACTATTGATGGTACTACTATTGGTGGTACTACACCAGGTCTTATAACAGGTACAACCATCACAGCCAATACTGGTTTTGTAGGTGACATCACAGGTTCAGTTACGGGTAACGTAACTGGTAATGTTACTGGTGACCTGACTGGCGATGTTACTGGTAATGTTACTGGAGACATAACAGGGGACGTTACTGGTAATATTACAGGTGATGTTACTGGGGATGTAACAGGTAACCTCACAGGTAATGTTACAGGGGATGTGACAGGTGATTTAACAGGGGACGTTACTGGTTCTGTTACGGGTAATGTAACGGGTAACTTGACTGGTGATGTTACAGGCAACGTAACTGGTAACCTTACGGGGAATGTCGCAGGAGATGTGACGGGTGATTTAACTGGAGACGTTACTGGTGCTGTAACTGGTGATGTAACAGGTAACTTGACTGGTGATGTTACAGGTAACGTAACTGGTGATGTTACGGGTGACTTAACGGGTAATGTAACAGGTAACGTAGCTTCGACAGGTACATCCACCTTTACTTCTCTGCAACTTACTGGTGATATGGATGCTAACATCAATAAGATTACGAACCTTGCTGATCCTGTCTCTAATCAAGATGCAGCCACAAAATTGTAT